ATTTACTTGTGTTACACTAGAGCCTGTGCCAGAACTTACTAAAGTTAAACCTCCACTAGGCAAATATTGTTTCTCTACATATTTAAGATTACCACTATCACTTGCATCAGAAACTAAAAATTTATCTGTATCTGCTAATGACGTTAAAGCACCAAAACCTGTTATTGCTGTATTATCAATATGTTCTTCGCTAATACTATCGTCTGCAATTTTTGTAGCATTAACTGAATCAGCACCAAGTTTGGCATTTGATACTATTCCGTCTGTTATATCAGAAGCTGTTAATGGTGCAGAAGTAGGTTGAACTCCAATAAATCCCATGTTCCCTCTATGTTGTTTCTAATATACTTAGTGTTGCGTCTATCTTTGCAGTAACTGAACAATCAATTTTTAAAATATCAGTTGTTTGCATTACAATTTTGCCACCTGTTAATAGTTCTAAAGTTGAGTTCGCAGGAATGCTTACATCTTTAACTAATAAAACTGTTTCATTTGTTTCTGTATCAGAAGTATCACTTACTAATTGAACATCAACTGTTACAGCTCCAGAATGAACATTACAAAGCATTAAACCTATAATTACTGTCGTTGTTGAACTTGGAACTGTGTAAAGGGGTAGCGGAGTTCCTGCGCTTGCAGGCATTGCTGCATTGCTTTTCAGTTTAAAATTATTAGCCATATTTTATCCTATCCGAGTGCAATCGCTAAAGGTAACGCATTTGGGTCAGCTTCAGTTATTGTACCTGTTACTGACATCGCACTTGTAACTGCATTACTTGCAATATTAATTTGAAACAATTCAACATTATCAGTTCCGTCATTTATTTTAACTTTTAATACACCAGATGTAGCAGTGTCAACCCACATTGTGCCAGCAACTGCTGAACTTGGAGCTGATGCACCAGAACTTTGACTACCTAATGCAACAAGAGCATTATTTAAATCAGTTCTAAAAGCACTGAAACTTTGGTTTGCTATATTTAAATCGTGTTGTGCCATAATTTCTTTTACAGTTATTTAATTAGTTTTTCAAATCTTTTATGCAGTTTTTAATCCAAATCCTACTGCTTGAAAGTCAAAAGTTCTATTAACATTAGCATTAGAAGAATTAAAGAAATTAACTGTATATCCGTCTTTAGTTTTACTTGATATCACAAAATAATCGCCTGTTGCCATATTTTGACCTATTATAGTTAAACTAGGAGTAGCATGAAAAGGATTAGTAAAGCTAACAACTTTTGCAGATGTACCAGAACTAATATCATTACCAGTAATTATTCTATCTTCTAAATTTGTCGTGCCTGTTAAAGCGTTAATTTGTGGTGTTGTTTTGTTATCATTACTAAATAGTTTAACTCTAAATTTAAAATATCTACCATGTACTGTTGAATTAGTGCAATTATGATAACTAGAAAAATTTGTATTATCATCAGATATAGCTACTTGTATTATTGAACTACAACTTGTTTGTTCAGTACCATCAAATGGACTGGGGTGTGATTCAAAAAAAGTAAAACCGTCTCCGTCATCAAAACTAGAATATTGATTATCTGATTTCATACCTATACCAATTTTAAAAGTAACATGACCTTTATAACCTAAATCAAAAGTATTAAAAAAATCATAAGTACCAGATGATTGTATATTTTTATTAAAATTTGTTGGATTAGATGTGTTGTCAGTTCCGCCTAATTCAAAAAAACCAGAAGGAGAATCAAAATTTCCAACTGTTGAATCAAATAAAGTAATTGTATCTAATTTTATTATAGTAATACCATTAGCATCTTGTGTTAGAGCAGTGTTAGTATAGCCACCTAAAGCGAAAGATGTTGTTTCAACAAATGATGTGTTTATGTTTGAAGTAAAGTCATCAACATCACTCACTACTGATATTTCATTTATGCTTTCATTACCTAATTTATCAACAGCTTTAATTAAAAAGGTAGTGTCTTTCATATTAGGAACTACGACTGTATGTCCGTCTTTTCTAGGTACATCAACTAAGTTTGTTGAGTTTGCCCATAATGCACCTGTCGTTACATTTTGATAGCGAATAGCATAATATTCTAAATCTAAATCTGTAACAGGTACCCATGTTAATCTTAATTGATTATTACCAATAAATTCACTTGAAAAATCTGTTACATCTTCTGGACTTTCAGTAGCACCAACAATAACTCTTTGAGTAGAAACATAAGTTGAAGATATACCTAAACTGTTAAATGCTTTTACTCTTATATCGTATGTTAAATTATCAATAACATTTAACATTTCATAAATAAGATTTGAGCCAATCGCTAAAACTTTAAAATCACTTTCCGTAGATAGTTTAGTTTCTACTTGATAATTTTGCACAAAGTTATCTGTTGAAGCACCTACTGTAATAGTCATTTTTGTAATTACAGTTCCGTCATTGTAAGCAATCATTTCATCTGTTGCTGAAACACTCGCAGGAGGTTGAATACTAAAAGGATTAGGCAAATTAGTATCTGGTATAGTAGCTACTGCTTGTTGCGTGCCAAAAGTATAATAAGAATCTTGATGTTCTGATAAAGTTAGTTTGACTGTTGAATCAGTATTAATTGTTAATGCTTGTACTCTAAAAGGTTTAGCTGAAAATCCTGGAGTAGCATGTGTTATATTTACTATATCACCTATTGCTAAATCTAATGCGTTACCGTCAGCAGTTATTGAAACATCTAAACTTGACCTAGATCTACGCAAAATTATTTCTGCCATTTCTTGTGCTTGATAGGGATTAGTTAATGTTGGGAAATCAAAACGACCTTCTAATAATAAACCACCGTCAGCAGTTTTCATTGTTGCGTGTTGATCAGCTGATGCTTCGTTTGAATCATCAACAGGTGGATATTGTACTTCGTCTGATTGATAATTTTTATCAGGATTAATATAAGATACTATTACTCTATTAAATCGTGAATTTTTATTTTTAGATGCTACTGTTATTCCGCCTATGATATTATCTTCACTTAATGTTACAGAAGCACTACCAGATGTTTCTACTAAAATTTTATATAAACCTGTTGTAAAATTTAATATACCTCGGCAACCTTTTATAATTTCTTTTACATTATCAATCGCTTTTCTAGATGTATCAATAACAGCATGACTATCCATTAAATCAATTTGACTTGCACCAGAAAAAGGAGTGATATTTACATCACATACATCACCTGCGGTTTGCCAATCTGAAAAGTTAGTATCAAAATAACTATTATCAATACCCATACCAAAACGAGTATTACGCAAATAATCTAATAATTGATAAACAGGATTATCTGAATATTCCCATGTTGAACTTGTATCTTTTCTATGAGAGCCTGTACCACCTGTTACTGTACCGTCTAGGTTTGGATTATAAACTTTTTTTCCTTTCACGATTGCATGAACTGTTGGGATACTACCGAAAGCATCGCTGTTCCATGTAAAACGCAAAGACAAATAAGCTAAACCTCTTAATCTGTGATTGCTTGTCCATGATGATAATGAACTTATTAAAGCACAAGCTGTTTGATCGTCTGCACCATAATGCGGTCTAACTGTTATTAAACTTTCTGCGGAAGAATCTGAATCATTTGGGTCTGCTTTATAAAAATTTGCGTCATTACTTGCTACTGTTCGTTCTGTGTTATCTGTTAAATCTCCAGACCATGTAACAATATTATCATTAACAAAAATAGATGTAATATCTTCTATTTCACCTTCTCCTAAAACTAAAACCATATACAAGTATTGATTATCTGTTCCAGAAGTTTCTAAAAAAACTACATTACCACCAACTTTTCTTGTGCCATAAATTATAGGTATCCCACTATTAGAAGATTTTTTATTTAATAAAACACCTTTGGCTGTATTATCTAACTCTCCGAAATCTGGTATATCTGGAATTGGTAATATCCAAGAAATTAAATCTTCAACAATATCTACTATTACATCAATAATAGTATCAACTATATCTTCAATTATTTCAATAGGATTCCAACCGCACATTTATTTTAATCTCCAATTAGAACCCATATTTTCAAAACCTAACTTTTCAAATAATTTATCTGCTTCTAGTTTTGAAGTAATAGAAAGTAATATAGGATTATTATCTGACACTTGTTTTACACTTTCTAATAATTGATTCATTAATTTAAAATTTCTAAATTCTGGTATGACATAAATTAAATGTATTATCATTGTTTCTTGAACACTCCACCAATAAGTTGATTTGGTAAACATACAAATACCTATTAATTTATCAGTATCTAAATTTTTAACACAAACAACTTTACCTCTTTTTAAAATTACATTTAAAAAATTTCTTACTTTATCTTT